CTTCTAACTTTGTTAGAAATAATCCAAGTATCACTGCAGCGTTAGAGAAAAACATTTTAGAGCACATTTCAATCATGGCCCAGGAACAAGTACAATTAGAGTTCCCACAAGAAATGCAAATGTTGCCACAAATGCAACAAGCTGCCGTTCAGAACCCTCAAGCTAAACAACAGTTTGAACAAATTTCACAAAAGATAGAAGCTAGAAAAGCTATTCTGATTGCTGAGATGACTGAAGATTTCATGAAGGAAGAAAAATCTATTACTGATCAATTAGATCATGATCCATTATTAAAACTTAAAGAAAGAGAAGTTGATCTTAAAGCTATGGATGCTGAAAGAAAACAGAAAGA